GAGTTTAAAAATTTAAAAATTTTAGAAAGGCAAGCAGAAAAAACTGCCATGGAAAAAGCTATGGTTGACGCCGTAGCCCGGAAAAAAGCCAGCGATTACAGAATTGCTGTAAAGATGGCGAGGATTGAAGGCAGGGCAGCGCCCGCGGCCCCTGAGCCTGAGGTTGTTCCTGTGCCTGAGGTTGAAGCAGAAGTCGGAGCGCCAATGGTGCAAGCCGCTCCAGCAAAAAAACCGGCCCCGAAGAAGAAAGCCGCGAGCAAAAAATCATCTAAAAGAGGAAGCTAAAATGGCGTTACAGAAAGGCAAAAGCCAAAAGGTGATAAGCCAAAACATCAAGACTGAAATGAAATCTGGCAAACCTCACAAGCAGGCCGTCGCCATTGCGATGAAAACCGCGAAGAACATGAAAGATGGCGGCGCAGTGGGGCAGATGAAAGTGAAACGTCAAAAAATGAAGGTTCGAGGCACCGGCGCTGCGACCAAGGGTCTTGATTACTACGAGACGGTTTAGTGGACGACATTGATCTGGCACACAAAATTAAGCGCGTAATAGAAGACCGTCGCGGCATGATTAAAGACACCATGATGGACGGGTTGCTAACAAGTATAGAACATTACAAAAGTTTGCAAGGCGAGTTGACTGCGCTAAACTTGGTTGAATCCGAAATTTCTGAATACTTCAAGGAAAGGTAGATATGACCAAGCCCAGTATTGAGGGCGCTTACGTCACGGCGGATGACCGGATTTTGGATCCGACTTTGCTGGAAAAAAGCGCGATTGAAAGAATGCCAGACCCGTCAGGGTGGCGCCTGTTGGTTTTGCCCTACGCCGGTAAAGCGATGACAAAAGGCGGGATTCAGCTAACCAGAGAGACTTTAGATCGTGAAGCACTGGCTACTGTAGTGGCTTACGTCGTTAAGATGGGGCCGCTTTGCTATAACGACAAAGCCAAATATGGCGACACTCCTTGGTGCAAAGAGAGGCAATGGGTTCTGATCGGCCGTTACGCCGGCGCCCGTTTCAAGTTAGAAGACGGTGCAGAAGTCAGAATGATCAATGACGACGAAGTCATTGGCACAATCTTAGATCCTGATGACATAGTGAGCTTCCTATGATTGAAAACGCAAACCCTGAACAGCAAGAAGAACAAATTGAGATACATATCACCGATGATCCGGTAGAGGGTGACGCGCAAGCGGCAGCTTCGGAAGAGGGTGATGAGCTTGAGAGATACACGAAATCTGTATCTAAGCGAATTAACAAGCTGAATCAAAAAACTCGTGCGGCTGAAGATCGCGCTCGACAGCTTGAGCAACTTGCAATGCAGAAAGAGCAAGAACTCCAGCAATATCGTCAATACACCATACAGCAGCAGCAAACTGTTATTGAATCCGAAGAAGAGAAGCTCAAGGCTCAAGAATCTCAAGTAGATGACATCTTTCGTAAGGCCGTTGAGTCTGGCGATGCTGATTTGATGAGCAAAGCCGATACGCTGAAAAACGATCTAGCTATCAAGAAAGAAAAGTTGCGAGTTGCTAAAGCTCGGCAGCAACCCGTTCAGCAGGAAACGCAACCTCAAGAGCAATATCAGCCGTATCAAGAGCAAGCGTATCAGCAACCCGCTGCTCAAGAGCCAGAGCCAGAGCCAACGGAAGAGGCGCTCAACTGGCATGAAAGAAATAAATGGTATGGCGACAAGGAAAACGAGGAAAACCTGCAGGCCACTCAGTTTGCTTATTTCACTCATTTCAATTTGTTGAATGAGGGCTATGAACCAGACTCTGACGAGTATTACCAAGCACTGGATTCGCGGGTTGGGAAGGTTTATCCTAATCTTCAAACCAGCGCCGATGACGGTTCTGGCCAAGTCGAACAAACCAGAGAGCGACCCGCCGTGCAAAGAGTCGCCCCTGCCTCCAGCGGAGGTCGGCAACAAACACGAGGCAATCAGAACGGTGTCAGATTCACTAAAAGCGAACTAGAGCGCCTCCGAGGACTCAAGCCGCACAATATGACCGAGCAAGCTTGGTTGGAAAGGGTGGCGAAGGAAAAGCAAAAAATTGCTCGCAAGGAGGCAAGCTAATGGCTGAATCAAAAAACACTCGTTCTTCGCGTGAGAGCGGAGCGCACGATAATCAGGCTCGGCGACGACCTTGGCGTCCTACAAGGAAGCTGGAAACCCCGCCTGCACCTCCGGGTTATACCTATAGGTGGATACGGGAGTCTATGATGGGAGTTGAAGACCGATCCAATGTTTCACGTCGAGTGCGTGAGGGTTGGGAGCTGGTAAGGGGCACAGAGCTACCACCAGAATGGGATTTGCCTACCATGGATAACGGCAGAAATGAGGGCGTGGTCTATAACGAGGGATTGCTTTTAGCGAAGATTCCTAACGAAACCGTAGAGGAACGCACTGCTTACTATCAAGGTAAGACAGAGCAAGCCAAAGAAGCGTTGGATAACACTGTTTTCAACGAGTCTAGGAACGACTCCCGGTATGTTAAGTATGATCCGCAACGAAGCTCCCGTGTGTCTTTTGGCAAACAATAGGAGACTAAAGCATGGCTAATAAAAATGCCGCTTTTGGTTTGAAGCCATCTCGAATGATGGGTGGCGCTCCGTACAGTGGTGGTCAAAGCCGTTATCGAATCGCCAATAACCAGTCCGGTGCAATTTTCCAAGGAGACTTGGTCAAGCAACTGACTGCTGGTGTTGTCGGACGTGTGGCAGCCTCAAGCACTGTGCCCGTGATTGGCGTCTTCAATGGCGTTCAGTACACTGACCCCTCAACCGGCGGACAGGTTTTCTCAAACCACTATCCCGGTTCAATCGCAGCAGCCGACATTATCGCGTTCGTGATCGATGATCCCGATGTGGTTTTCGAGGTTCAAGCTGACGACACATTTCCTGTAGCAGATTTGTTCGGCAATTTTGATATTGTTGATCAATCCACGACAGGTGATACCTCATCTGGCCGATCGAACGTAGAACTTGACGTAACCACTGGTGCTACCACCACGACGTTGCCACTCAAGGCGATTGATATTAGCCAAGATCCCGACAACGACGACGTAGCAAGTGCCAATACGAACGTGATGGTGGTGATTCAAAACCACATCATGGGAGTAAAGGGCGCTGGCTTAGCATAGGGAGTTAAATAATGGCTATTTCAAGAGCACAACTTGCCAAAGAATTGGAGCCCGGTCTCAATAGTTTATTTGGCCTTTCCTACGATTCCTATGGGCCTAACGAGTACGAATCTATCTTCGCGATTGAAGATAGTCAGCGTGCGTTCGAAGAGGAAGTGTTGATCACTGGTTTCAACACGGCCCCTGTGAAGACTGAGGGTCAAGGTGTTGTCTTTGACAATGCTTCTGAGGGATTCACCGCTAGGTATACCCACGATACAATAGCGTTAGCTTTCGCGCTCACCGAGGAAGCACTGGAAGATAATCTCTATGACAGTTTAGGTAAGCGGTATGTGAAGGCTCTGGCCCGATCTATGGCAAACACTAAAGAAGTCAAGGGTGCAGACGTTCTGAACAATGCGTTCAGCTCGAGCTTCACAGGCGGCGACGGCGTGTCTCTAATCAATACATCGCACCCACTTGCGGGTGGTGGTACAGCGGCTAACCGCGCAACCACGATGGCTGATTTAAACGAAACCTCTTTGGAGGACTCGTTAATCGACATATCAACCTTCACGGACGACAAGGGTCTGACCATCTCGGTGCAGGCAACTAAACTTGTTGTACCGCCTCAGTTGGTATTTGTTGCTGACCGGATTCTTGAGAGCACTTTGCGCTCAGGAACCGCGGACAATGACATCAATGCGATCCGCAACACTGGCGTTCTGCCTCAAGGCTACACGGTCAATCACTATTTGAGTGACCCAGATGCATACTTCCTGCTCACCACTGTCACAGACTCTGGTGAGGGCTTGAAGATGTTTCAGCGTAGTCCGATGGAGACGAGCATGGAGCCTGACTTTACGACAGGCAACCTGCGCTATCGTGCGAGAGAACGCTATTCTTTTGGCTTTTCCGACTGGAGGGGTGTGTACGGTTCCCAAGGAGCCTAAACCCCCAAAACGAAACAGGGGGCTTGAAGCCCCCTGTTTTTTTTCGAGTCCGCTGTTTCTTACGACCCCTCTCCGTTGTAAGCCTTGACGTTCGCTAAGTAGAACCATCTGACTTCGCCTTGAGTTCTGCGTCGGCCCTTCCCGGTTTTTGTAACCCGCTGGCCCCAGATGTACGGGTTGTCGAAACCTTGCTCCACTTGCTCCGCGAAGTTGCCAACGTAGGTGTCATACACGACACCAGATTTGCTAATCACTTGAAAGTGGTTGCCGTTGCCTTGGTTCGCGGCAGCTATTGCTTCTGTGACAGTCATTACGCCACCTCTTTTTCGAACGCTGCTCGGATGTCTTCTGCGTTTTCATAAAACGCTTCTGCACGGTTCAGCATATAATCGAGCATTTCGGTCAGTAGCTTTCTATCGTGGACTCCGAGGTAGCCTCGCTCGTATGTTGTCTTGGCGATTTGCGAAGTTTTGTGATCGATGTAGTGTTCACGCATCTCAGAAGCATAGATAGCTAATCCACTCACACCGTTCAACAAATCACCCTCAAGGGTGTAGCCCCACAAAACATCGATCAAACTTGGTGAAAAAATAACCTTTTTCATTACGCCACCTCTCCCAACTTGAATTCTTGGAAACCGACTGAGGCGCAAACAAAAAGTCGTCCGGCAACCTCGCAGATGTCGCCGATAGACATGCTCGCGCAGTCGCGGTGACGCTGAATCATTTCTGGCTTGTCCCATAAATTCATTGCACGAAACGCGATCTCGAGGGCGTCGAATACATTGTCGCTGTCTACATCGACCGTGGTTACCAGATGATATTCGTGCATGTTAGCCGCGGCGTAAGCGCCAGCGTCACCACGGATATCGAGCATGTTTTTTTCGCAATATCGTTGCGTGCGATCGGACGCATCCCAACCGTCGCGGTTGACGGCGTTGTATTCTTCACGGGTCAAGTAGAATTGGTGTACGTTTACTTTCATCAGAGTTCCTATCTTCGTTGTTGTTGGCGTTTATTTTACAGACTTCGTGTCAATGTGCAACTATGTATACAGATAAAAGTGCAAATAAATGAACTTTTTTTTGGTGAGTCGTTGGCATAGACTGAGAGAGTCAAATGGTGGCCGGATGGTCTGGTCACTGGTTCAACGAGGAGAACTGTATGACGACTCATTTTACCTCTGGTGTAACCAACGTCGGCGGAGCGAGTACGCTCGGCAAACTCAAGATGCCAGCACCTTCGAAGTACCACACTTATCACAACGATTTCGACACCTACCTCGCTAGTGATTGGACAATCACCACCACCGAGGGCGGCTCTGGCAATGCTTCAGAGGCTCTGGGCGATGGTGACGGCGGCCTTTTAGTCATCACAAATGATGACGCTGACAACGACAACGATTTCCTTCAGCTTGTCAAAGAAGGCTTCAAGTATGAAGCTGGAAAGCAGTTGGCTTTTAACGCGCGATTCAAGACTTCTGACGCCGATGCCTCTGATGTTGTGATGGGCCTACAGATTACCGATACCAGTCCGCTGGATGTCACCGATGGTGTTTTCTTTCTGTTGACGGACGGCTCAACCACTCTCACGTTTATTGTGGAGAAAGATGGTACTCAAAGCACGCTAGACCTCCCCACAGTCATGGCTGATGACACCTTTATGACGGTCGGCTTCATGTATGATCCGAAGGATCAAAAGTTTCACGTTTATCAAAACAATGTATTAGCTGGCACAGTAGTGAACACTAATGCACCAGATGATGAAGAATTAACAGTTAGCTTTGGTATTCAAAATGGAGCAG